CGCTGCTCGGGGGGGGTCTCGTGGTGTTCGACGAGTTCACCAGCGTTGTCGATAGGAACGTGGCGAAGACGGTATCCATGGCCGTGGAGAAGGGCGTGCGCAGGCGCGGCTCCAAGTTTGTGGCGGTATCGTGCCATAGGGATATCATCGAATGGTTGCAACCCGACTGGGTGTTCGACACGGACGTGATGCGCCCTTTACCAGCATCCCTCCGCGACCACGGAGGGTTCTCGACATACATGAAAGCGGCTGGGAGCGTTGGGAGATCTATCGGCGCTATCACTATCTGACGCACGGCCTGAACCATGCTGCGAGGTGCTTCGAGCTGTTCGAGGGCGACATCCCCGTGGCGTTCATGGCGATACTGCACCAGCCGACCAAGAACCGCTCCGACTTGAAGCGCGTGAGCAGGCTGGTCGTGCTTCCCGACTATCAAGGAATCGGCATCGGCAGGTCGTTCCTCGACACGGTGGCCTCCATGTACGTATCGGAAGGCCACATGTTCGAGATCAAGACGAGCGCGAGGAACCTCATCCACAGTCTGAGGGGCAACCCCGAATGGAGGCTGTCGGGATACGGCTTCTCGCACGCGGGGGGGGCGACATCCAAAGCGGAGAAGCGCGGCACGATACGGACGGATTGCAAGACGGCGACCTTCAAGCTGGCGGTGCGTGGGCGTTGCACGGCTACGGCATGGGGCATCGACCCACGAGGGGAAATATCTACGGAAACGAATCGCGGGGAGGGTTGCGTCTCGATTGCAAGATAGCCACGTTCAGATGCGTCTAGGACGCAACGAGGGGCGATTTGGCGGGAGATAGCGGGAAGAATGAGTATTTGCCCATGCAAGACGGAAAAAACGATTAGGGGCGTTCCTGATGAACGACTCTAACCTCGTGTCGCTCGCCGACCGCTCGCAACGAGAACGCCACGAGATCTCATCGAAGGGCGCTGCCGCCGCGAACGAGGCTCGCCGGCGCAAACGCGACATGAAGGCGCTCGCAAGCGTGATGCTGTCCCAGAGCGCGTTGGGAACCAAGGGCGGCTCGAACGTGGCCGCGTTGTTCCCAGACCTAGGGGACGATGTGACGATGGCCGCTCAGATCGTGGCTGGGCAGATACAGGCCGCGAGCAAGGGCAACACCAAGGCCGCGCAGTTCCTCACCGATTTGCAGGAGAGGGCATCGGGGGCATCCGACAAGCCCGAGTACCATCTGGACGCATTGAACATGACAACCGACTGCATAGCCCCGTACAGGGCGCTGCACAGCTTCTACGACGGCTCCGCCGACCTTCTGGACATGGTGTTCAAAGGCGGGCGAGGCGGCATCAAATCATCGTTCGCATCGGAGCTTGCATACGAGACCATGATGCAGGACAGAAATGCGAACGTGGTATTTGGCAGAAGGTTCAAGTCCGACTTGAAGGACAGCGTCTACACCACGTTCATAAAGGTGATAGAGGCCAACGGGAACATAGACGATTGGGATATCCTCAAATCTCCTCCGAGATGCACGTACAAGCCAAACGGAACATCAGCGTACTTCTTCGGCTTCGACAACGCGGAGCAGCTCAAATCGTTCTCGCCCGAGACTGGGTATGTGAAGCTGCTCGTGTTCGAGGAGGCGGACGAGATGCTCGGCAACGAGCAGATGGACTCGGCGGCGGACACCTTCCTGAGAAGCAACGGATACGAGGGCGCTAGGCAGTTGAGGCTGAAGGTGTTCAACCCCCCACCCTCGAAGAACAATTTCATGAACGAATGGGTATCGGAGCACATATCAGACCCGGATGTGGCCATATTCGACTTCTGCTACACCAACGTGCCTAGGGAATGGCTGGGCGAGGGCTTCTTCCTCAGAGCGGAGAAGGCGTCCAAGGAGAAACCCGAGTGGTACAGGAACAACTACTTGGGAGAGGTCACGGGCGTGGGCGGGGAGCTGTTCTCGAACGTTGTGGAGCAGGAGATAACGGACGATCGGGTAAAGGAGATGGAACCGACCTGCTATCAGGGGCTTGACTTCGGGTACGAGCACCCGATGGCGTTCATCAGGGTGCACTACGACCCAGAGACGGACACCGTCACACCGTTCTTCGAGCACGTGCAGGTTCACGCCAAGCTGTCGGATTTCCTGAAGGGGATAGACCAATACAAGTACCGCGAGACCGTGTGCGATTCCGCCGAACCCGACAGGATAGACGAGATGCTCGACTGGGACTGGGACGCGGTGAAGGCGGTCAAGAGGTGGAAGGGCGGCGGACGCTCCTTCAGCTGGGAATGGCTGCGGCAGAGGTCGAGGATAGTCGTAGACCCTTCCAGAACGCCCAACCTAGCGAGGGAGCTGAGGACGCTGGAGTTCGAGCGCGTCAAAGGAGGGTTCTCGTCGAGGTATCCCGATCTCGGCGAGGATTGCACGATGGCAACCATCTACGCATTGAATCGGGTAATCAGGCAGGCATCGGCCTACGACGCTTACGAGGGGGAATAGATGGAATTCATCGACGGCATGCTAACCGCTCTGGAGGACGTGGCGAGGAAGGTATCGAAGAGGAGCGCCCAGAAGGGCAGGAGGACGCAGAAGGTCGCAGACTGGCCTAGGCAGTCCGAGTCGTTCTCGGTGGAGGGTTCCGTGGCGGACACGCTCACGAACCTCGCGTGCTGGGGCGCGGAGATCACCGTATCCGGCGAATCCGACAGGGCGCGGCAGATGGCGGCGGCGGCTAGGAACTTCATGCGCGGCGACTTGGAGAAGGCCATGTCCCTCGCGTTCGTTTCCGGGGACTGTTTGGTGGTTCCCGTGTGGGTTGGGAACGGCTTCAGGAACGTCTGCATTTCGAGGCCGAACTTCGTCATAGGCTCCACCATGGCGGGCGAGCCTGTGTCGGCGGCGTACATCATCGACGAGCGCAGGGAAGATTTAACCCGATACCAGCTCATCCAAGTCATCTCGCTGGAGGAGTCGGGGTGCCGCTACTCAACACGTCTGGTCAAGGACGGCAAGCTGGACACCGACTGGAGGAAATTCCCCGAGTGGGAGTGGTACGAGAGGGAATGGCTCGTCCCCAACGTGGACAGGCTGCTTCTGGGAAGGTACAAGTGCTTCCAGATCGATAAGACCCATCCCAACAGCGCGTATGGAGTCCCCCTGTGCTACGGGGCTTCTCAGCACATCAAGGAGATCCATTACCTCCTAGACCAGCTCCACACCGAGTTCGAGCTTTCCGAGAAGGCCGTGTTCGCACCGAAGAGCACGTTCGTGAAGGATGCAAAGGGTCAGCTCACCCTTCCCCGCTCCAAAGAGAGAATGTTCATGCTCACAAGGGGAAGCTCGGTCGATTCCGAATCCATCCAGACGTATGCCCCGACCATCCAAGCCCAGCCCTACATCGATGCCCTAGACCTCGCGAAGAAGGAGCTGGAGAAGTGCATCGGCGTCGATTCGGGCATCATCAGCAACCCTCCCGAATCCAACTACCAGAACGTCGATTCGGTGAGGAAGTCCACCCGCAACACGCAGGCGTTCATCGAGCGTGCGAGGGACGAGGCCGACAAGCTTATCGACCAGATGGTGTATGCGTGGGACATGCTGCTGAACTACTACGGGCAGCCCACGGGAACCTACACCCACACGCACTCATGGTCTGACGATTACATCGAGACCATGAACGATACCAGAGAGGCTATCATCGCCGGCTATTCGATCGGGGCTACCGATGCGTTCGACTACAGGACTAGGGTTCTGGGCGAATCCCCCGAGATAGCCAAGATCCGCCTTCAGGAGATCGCAGAGGGGAATGTGAGCATCATCGGTGAGGAATGACCCCTTCGACATGGACGAATCGTCCTTGGAGTTCGAGCGGCTGGAGACGGCCTACGAGGACACCGTCCTTCAGGACATGGCGGAGCATTCGGTGAATGCTGTAGATGGCTACACCCAGACCGATGTGGCCAAGGGGATGTCAACCGTCACCCGCGACACCGAGAAGCTCGTCAAAGGCCTTCTAGCGTTGCCCTCCCCAGTTGAGAGATGCGCTGATGCCAACGACGCATGGGCGGCTAAGGTGGCCGATTACAACGGCTGGTTGGGCGACGCATCCATGCGACGTGTGATCGATGCGAGAACCGAGGAGCTGAGGCGCACGTGGGCGACCATCGACCAATCGATATTGAGGATGGAGACGAGGGACGGATACGCCCCGTTCCAGTCCATGCTCGAATCGCTGATGTCGGAGACCCACAGGATAGTCGCAGAGGGCGGGGACATACGCAAGGCGACTAGGAACGTGGCGGACACCATAGCGCGTTCGGGCGGCATCAGGATACAGGACAACGGCAGGGGCTACGAATTATACGGATGGGTCAGGCAACGTGTCTGGGATTCGTGGCACGACACCATGCAGGACTACAGGGACAGATTAGGCCGCAAGGTCGGCATGGATGCCGTCGAGGTGTCGGCGCACGGATTGTGCGCACCCGACCACCAGCCGTTCCAAGGCAAGATCTACACGCTCGACGAGTTCCAGACCATCCAATCCTCCCTTCAGAGGCCTTTGGGAAAATACAACTGCCGGCACATAATGACCCCGTGCTGGCACGATTCCAGACCCACCTACTCTAGGGACGAGCTTGCGGAACTCGATAGGCTTTCAAACGGCACCGTCCATGTGGACGGAAGGGGCATGACCCGCTACGAGGCATCCCAGTGGCAGCGTTCCATGGAGCGGGACGTGAGGAAGCGCAAGATGGCCGCTAGGGTGTGCGAATCGGTTGGGGATGCCGAGGGCGCGGCATCGTGGCGCAGGAAGGCTAGGGAGGCCTCGAAGACGTATCGGGAAGGGTGCGAGGCGGCAGGCCTGCGGACGTTCCCCGAGCGGTTGACGGTTGGCAGGCTCGCATAGCGTTGAATCAGAACATATGTACTGTTAAAATCTAAAGTGCCTAGGTTATGGGGTGCCGCAACCCCCGTCCTTTACGGTGCTGGGCGCACCGAAAAAACCCCGAGAGGACAGGTGCAGGGATGAAGAACGTTCGGCAGATCGCGCAGGAAATCGGATTGGCTCTGACCGACGAGCAGCTCGAAGCACTGGACAAGGGCGTGCGCGAGAACTACGCCACCCGCAACGAGCTGTCCGAGAAGGCCAACAGGATCCAGACCCTGACGCAGCAGGTCGCCGAGCTGTCGGAGAAGGTGGACGCATCCAAGGACGATGCAGACACCATCCAGCAGCTCAAAGAGCAGGTCGAGCGGTTCCGCAAGGCCGAGGAGGACAGGGCGAAGGCCGAAGAGGACACCAAGAAGCGTGCCGTATTTCAAGCAGACTTCGACCAAGCCTTGGGCGGTAAGACGTTCGTGAACGACCCCACCCGCGAGTCCATCTTCGAGAAGGCGTACACGATGCACACCTCGAACCCCGACATGAAGGTGGAGGACATCGTGAGCAGCCTCACGGCGGACAGCGACAACCTGTGGAGCAACCCGCAGCAGAAGCCGAGCGCAGGAATCCCGAACGACGAGAACGATTCGGCGGCGCTCTTGGAATTCGCCAAGCAGCTTTTCCAGCAGTAAGGACGCGCCGCCCTCCACAGGAAGGCGCAGCATATGGCGGCTCTCACCACCACCACCCTCCAGCTCCCCAACGAGCTGGTAACCCCCATCGTCAAGAAGATCTCCGACCAGTCGGTCATCGCGAAGCTCTCCCCGAGCGTGCCGCAGGTGTTCCTGAACTCCCAGTACACGGTGTTCAATCAGGAGCCGGAGGCGGAGTTCGTCGCCGAGGGCGCTAACAAGTCCTCCTCCGACATCTCGATGGCTCCCGTTATCGCCGAGACCCACAAGGCCGTGACCACCGTCCGCATGACGGACGAGGTTCAGATCGCGGACGAGGACTCCCTCCTCGGCGTGCTCTCCACCGTCACCGATGCCATGGGCAACGCCGGCGCTCGTGCGCTCGACTACGGCATCATCCATGCCGTCTCCCCGCTTCAGGGAACCGCTATCAGCGGCGTGACCGCGCTCCGCACGGCTGCCAACCAGCAGACCGCCACGAGCGACACCGTGGCCGACGTTGACGCGCTCCCCGACGCTATCATCGCGGCGGGCTTCGTCCCCAACGGCATCGCGCTTGCCACCACCTACGCGAACACCCTCCGCAAGGTTCGCAACACCGACGGCTACCGCATGTTCCCCGAGATCTCCCTCAACCCCGCCGACACCTCCGCAGTTGGCGGCCTCGCGGCTGCCGTGAGCGGCACCGTTCAGGGTCGCCGCGTCGCCGGCGCTAACAGCACGTGGGGAACCAAGCTCCTCGCCCTCGCTGGCGATTACTCCATGGTCAAGTGGGGCATCGTCCGCAACATCGGCGTGGAGGTCATCCGCTACGGCGACCCCGACGGCCTTGGCGACCTTCGCCGCAGCAACCAGATCGCCCTGCGCACCGAGATCTACTACAGCTGGGCGGTCATCGACCCGCACGCGTTCACGGCGCTCGTGTCGGCCTAATGTACATCGACTATCCGACATACCTCTCCATGGGCGGGGAGGTCGGCGAGTCCGACTTCCCCACCTACGAGGCATGGGCTGAGGCCTACCTCGACATGTGGACGCTGAACAGGCTCCAGTCCGTCGACTGGTCTGAATGGGAGAACAAGGTGCATCTCTGCATGGTGCGGCTCATCGACTCCCATGATGCGGTCATGGAGGCCGAGGGCGGCACCCCCGTCTCGCACTTCTCGAACGGGCGCGATTCCCTCACGTTCGCGGAACCCCTTCTCAACGCCCCGCTGCACTCCTGCTACGGCTTCTGCGTGGATATCCTCCCCGTGGAGCTGATGTCGGCGTGCACATCCTACAACGGGGCGTGCTGACATGCGCGTGGATTTGGAGCGAAGGTTCTCGGAGCCTGTGACCGTCGTGCACAGGGCGGGGGAGGATGTCTGGCAATCGCAGACCTTCCCCCGCTGCAACTGGGTCGAGGACATCCCATCGGACGTATCCTCCGACGGGCAGGTATCCAAAGACCCCGTTCTCGTGGTTCAGGTTCCCGAGGATCAGGGCGAAGTCTCCGCATCGATAGGGGATTGGCTCGTGAGGGGCGAGTTCTCCTATGCGGGGGACACCCGAGGCCTCGTCCAGTCCATCCCCGATGGTTCCAGAAGGATCACGGCCATGTCCGACAGGCGCGGCGGGCTTTCCGGCATATCCGGCACGCTCGCACGCTACGCGTCCGTGCTCGTCTTGGAGGCGCGATGATAGGCCTGAAGGTCGAGACCGCCCTTAACGATGCATACGCGAGGGTGGAGCTGTCGAACTCCAACCTCACGCGGCTTGCTACTGCGGCCATGCGGGGCATGACTCCCTATGTCCCTTGGGCGACTGGGCAGCTATCGATGTCGGCGCACGTCGAGGGAGATTCCGTGATCTACAACCCCATGGACGGCGGCGGCACGTCGTATGCGTCCTACGTCTACTACATGAAGGGCGCGAACTTCAACAGGTCGCTGCATCCCAAGGCCACGTCCGAATGGGCTGAGGCGTATTCCGACATGGGAGCACGCGAGGTTCTGGATGAGGCGGAGGCGATAATCGATGGCCGATAGCGTCACGGAATCCATCTACGAGTGGGCTAAAAGCTACGACCCGTCGCTGAGGCTCAACGCCCTTCTGGAGAAGGACGGCGACTCATGCCTTCTGACTGGGGTCTCGTCCATCGTGTCGGAGTACATCGACGGAACCTTCCAGTACCGCACGGACTTCTCGCTCGTGATGATGGCTCCGTGGTCGGAGGGAGTGGACGGCCTTAACCAAGATGCGATGGAGCGCGGCGAGGACTGGTGCGGGTGGGTCAACTCGCAGTTCCCGTCCAACGTCCCCGCATTGGGTCATGTCGATGAATTGAGAGCCGAGGAGACCGCATTCCTCGCCCAAGTGCTGCCCGACGGCATGCGTGCGAAGTACATGTTCACCTGCTACGTAATCTGGAGGAAGCTATGAAGCTGACCCGAAACCTTTTCATCCCGTGCCTCGATATCAACAAGGGCGAGGGAACCGCGTCTTACAAGCCCATCGACCTCTCGACCATCTTCGAGCTGGCTTGGAACCCCACCGAGGAGACCTACGGCTACATCTGCGATGCCAACGACACCACCGAGACAACGGGGTATGCCCCCGAGCTGCCGCAGGAGATCGCGCTCGAATCCACCAACGACATCTACAAGTTCGTGGACGAGCTGTTCTGGGAGTTCCCCATCGGCTCCGATGCGACCGTGCCGTGCCTCATCATCCGACCCGACGCGAACGGCGCTCCCACCGTGGGCATGCTCTGGAAGAACGCCTCGATCTCGCCGACCGCGCTCAACACGGTCGATGGCAAGTACACCTACTCGCTGAAGCTGAACGGCGACCCCACTCCCGGCACCGTCGCGATCAGCGGCGGCAACATCACGTTCACGGAGTAGGCCATGGAGGTGCGCATCGGAAACGGGTTCGTGGAGCTGCCCAAGCTGACCATGGCTCTCGCTGAGCGCATGGACGTGTCGGGCGACTTCGCGGAGCGCATCCAAGGCATGTACGGGTTCCTGAAGCTAGTCCTACCCAAGGACGTGCTGTCGGAGGCGGTGGACGGCTCCAGCCTGAAGGACATCGATGTCACGAAGGTTCAGGCCGTCTACTCGAGGGTTCACTCGGCATACACGGGCAGAACCTTGGAGGAGGTCATGGAGACAATCGACTCCTTAGACCTCTCCAAGCTCGATGCCCTCATCGACACGGTGAGCAGGGCGCAGAGCCTGACGAGGCAGGGCTTCTCGAATGTCCGTTGACCTCCGATTCCCAGAGCTTCCCCACCAGATAGGGGATAACGGCGAATGGGCGGAGGTTCTGACCGACTTCAGGGTGTGGCTGGCATGGGGCGAGGCCGCTAGGGAGCATGTGTTCCTACAGACCATATTCCCGAACGGCGAACCAGACTTCGAGTGGGTGAAACCAGCGTTGGAGTTCTACATGAGCGCCAACGATACCCCTAGGGGGCGCTCAGAGGGCGCTAGAACCCTCGATTTGCTCTCCGATGGTGAATTTATCGTGGGCGCGTTCCAGCAGGCCTACAACGTCGATTTGACCTCCTGCTCGATGCACTGGCACAGGTTCCTCGCGCTCCTGAGGTCTCTCCCGTCCGACACACGCTTGGCTCAGATCATGGGCTACAGGGCGTGGAGGGAGTCGGATGAGAAGCGCAAGCCCGCCGATGCGCGAAAAGAGCTGCGGGAGCGGTGGGCGCTTGGGAAGACGGATGATGCGGAGCTTGTGGAACTCCAACGCTCTTGGTTCGAGGGGGTGAGCGATGCCTGAGATCAAAGTCAAGATAACGGGCGACAACGAGGATGCGAAGAAGGCGCTGGACGATGTCGAATCCAAGGCATCGGGCATAGGCTCGAAGCTCGCATCCGGCATAGGTGCCGTGGGCAGGGCTGTGGGCGCTGCGGCAATCGCCGCAGGTGCCGCCGTGGGTGCCATCGGCAAGGCAGCCCTCGATGCATACTCCGAGTTCGAGCAGTTGTCGGGCGGCGCTGAGCTGATGTTCGGCTCCGCCTACGAATCGGTCATGCAACGCGCCGCGAACGCATGGCAGACAGTCCAGATGTCGGCGAACGACTATCTGGAATCGGTGAACTACTACGCCGTGGGTCTGAGGGAGGCCTTGGGCGGCGACGCGCAGGCCGCCGCCGACCTCTCCGACAGGATCGTCACTGCTCAGGCCGACATCGTATCGGCCACGGGCGCATCGTCGGAGGCCGTGTCCAAGGCCTTCGAGGGCGTGATGCGCGGCAACTACACCATGCTCGACAACCTTGGCATGGGAATCGCAGGCACCAAGGAGGGCATGCAGCAGGTAATCGATGCCGCGAACGAATGGCACGCGGCGATGGGCGATGGTGTCCAGTACTCCATCGACTCGATAGCCGACTGCGAATCCGCCTTGGTCGACTACACCGAGATCGTGGGGTTCGCGGGGTACGCATCGAACGAGGCTGCGGGAACCATCCAAGGCTCGGTGGCCTCCATGAAAGGCGCTTGGGAGAACTTCCTCGTCGGCCTCGCCGACTCCGATGCCGACCTGTCGCAGCTATCCGAGAACCTAGTATCCGCAATCGGGCAGGTCGCGGACAACATCCTCCCGACCATCCAGAACATAGGCAACGGGTTGCTTAATGCATTGCCCATGATAATGCCGCAGCTCACGAGCCTTGCGACGGGAATCATCACTGGTCTTATCACAGGCCTCATCACGATGATGCCCATGCTGTCGCAATCGATGGTGGACATACTCTCCGCGCTGATTCTAACCGTATCGGAGAACCTCCCCATGTTCATCGATGCCGCAGCCCAGATGCTCGGCGCGATGGGAACGGCGCTGGTGGAGCTGGCACCCACGTTGACGGATGCCTTCCTGTCGCTGCTCCTGTCGCTCATCGATTTGATATCGCAGAACCTCCCCGCCATCCTGAACGGCGCTCTCGCCTTCTTCGGCGCGGTTCTGTCGGGCGTCATCCAACGTGCACCCGAGATCCTTGCTGCTCTCGTGGCTCTGGTCGGGAGCCTCATCTCATCCATCATCGGGGCTGTCGGCAACATGCTATCGGCTGGTCTGGAGCTTCTGGGGGGACTGTTCTCGGGCATCAAGGACAAGGCACCCGAGATCACGTCTTGGTTCAGGGGTCTGCCGGGAAGGCTGATATCCGCGATAGGCGACATCGGCTCCCGCTTCCTCAACATCGGCTCCAACATCATCAGCGGCATCGTGAACGGTGTCAGGAACGCGGCTGGAAGGCTCGCGGACGCCGTCATAGGCGCTGCGTCTGATGCTCTCGGAGGGGTCATGTCTTTTCTCGGCATCGCATCCCCGTCCAAGGTGTTCAGGGACAAGGTAGGCCGCTGGATGACCTTGGGCGTGGCCGAGGGCGTTGAGGACGAGAAGGACGCGCTAGACCTCGCCATGGAGAGAACCTTCACGATAGACCCCAGCCAACTGGACGTGGGGACTATCTCCTACGACGTGTCCGCCTCGCAATCACCTATCGTGTCGTGGCTCGATTCCAAGCTGGCCTCGATCATCGCGGACAACGCAGGCGGCGACACGTTCAACCTTCCCGATGGGATCTACGTCGATACCGCAGTGGAGCAGGCCATGTCGATGCTTAGGCAGGCCGTGACCATGCAGCTCAGGATGGGGGCGGTCTAATTGGCAGGCAACTACGAGGCCAAAGGCGGCTACGTATACCAAGACGATTGGCGGGCGGAGGTCTACGTCACCGTCACCGACCTCAACGCCACGACGTGCAGGGTCACGGTAAGGGGCGAATGGGACTCCATCTACGGCAACTCGTCCTACTGCACTGGCACCATCACCAAGAACGGCTCGGGCGGCACCGACTCGGGCATCGGCCTCACCATCACCACGGGCGGGCATGGGACAATCGCTTCTAGGACGTTCGACGTAACCCGTGG